GACGTCGTGAAACAGGGCGACTGCAATCTTGTCATTGCCATCAGCGAGCACCAAAAGATGCGCTATCAGTCCCAGCACCCCATTGATGAGGGATATTACCTAGTATCCACGGCGGGAGTAAGGCTGCAAGACTACCTCATTCCAAGGGAAAAGGACGGCACCGTACTATATACTTCAACCCCCGAAAGGGGATTGATTCACATGGTGGATTTGTGGCCGAGGATACTGGAAAAGGTCCCCACTGCAAAGCTGATAGTAACGAGCGGATTTCAGCTTTACGGTTGGGACGATGAAAGATGCAAGCGATACAGCGAATCTATTTACAAAGGAATAAGAGCACTACCCAATTGCGAATATGTCGGCCCCGTACCCAGAGATGAATTGGTAAGACTGCAACGAAAAGCCTCCCTGTTAGCCTACCCCACTGAATATGATGAAATGTGCTGCATCTCAGCGCTAGAGGCCGCCGCTGCCTACACCCCAATTGTTACAACCGCAAGGGCAGCACTGAACGAGCGTGTTGTTCACGGGGAAACAGGGTATCTAATAGACGGGAGACCAGGAACAGAGGAATATAATAGCAGGTTTATTAACTATTGCATAGAAATATTGACTTTTGGTAACAAATATGTTACAATGGGCATCAAAGGTCACAAATTAGTAACAGAGCATTCCTACGACAACCAAGCATACCGTTGGGTATGCCGATTCGAGGAGACGCTTAGTGCCCAAGTTGCTCACGAAAATAGCAAGAGCCCTAGCCGGAGATGACTGGCCTTCTAAGGACAGCGCTTCCGGCTCTATTGAGTTTAGCGAAAACAACTTCTTTGACGACTGGGATGCTACAGCAACACTAAGAACCAACATTTACAAAGAAATGGACGAGATTGACGAGACCGTTCCAGAGGGGTCGCGGGCACTCTCTGTGTTGGCCGATAATGCGGTCAACGCCAGAGATGGCTCAGCGGCCTCTTTTCGTGTGCTCTACAATGGTGCCTATGTAGGAAAAGCAAAGCAAAAGCTCATTGAGGAGATGCTGGAGCGTACGGAATTAAGGGAAAAAATCGGGGAGTACGTCCGAAGCACCCTAAAATATGGTGACGGGTTTGAGCAAATCGTTGTCTCAGATTTAATGAGGATCGAGCGCATTATGTCAATGCCGGTGGACACAATGCGGCGAAACGAAGATGAAAAAGGCGTTCTGGAAAAGGTTGCCTTTACCCAATACGAACCGGGAACCACAAAGGTTGTAGCTCAATTCAGCAGATGGCAAATATATCACCTGCGGTGGAACCATGAGCCAGATTCAAAATATGGCAGGGGACAACTCTATGCCGCTCGCGGTGCATGGAAAAAGATGGTCGCAATGGAAGAGGCGTTTGTTATCAACCGCCTTACCAGGGCCTTTGCCAGACTCTTGTTTACAGTTGATACCACTGGTATGACTGAGGAACAAGGCAGGCTTAGGTGCCAAAAAGTAATGAACGACCTAAGAAAAAGAAATGACGTTCCCGGAGACAATGCCAGCTCCCAAATGACCGTTGTGAAAGATATTGTTATTGGCAAAAAGAAAAATGCCCTTGGGGGCAAGTATGAAGAAGACCTCACTGATGTTAAGGTCCTAGATACCTCTAGTACCGCTGACTGGAGCGTTGACCCTCTAAAGTATTACCGCAACAAGTTCCTTTCCCAGACGGGCGTTCCGAAGAGCCACTTGGGACTGGAAGAGGATATTAACGCCAAGGCCACCCTACAATGGCAGGATGAGCGTTTTGTAAGAACGGTGCGCCGAGTTCAAATGATGGTTTCTGAATTCGTCGTCCGTCTAATAAAAATAGAGTTTGCTCTAAATGGGATTGACGTTAAAAACGTTGACATCGACATTGAATGGCAGTCGCCGTCAACTACAGACATGGTAGACAGGGCGGCGGCCTTCCAGAATAGCGCTGTGGCCTTTGAAAAAATGGCCCCCTTCTTTAACCCCGCTGGATTGAAGGAATTTGCGGCATGGTACATGCGTGAACAGTTGGGGATGCCAGAAACACAGGCCATCGCCATGACACAATATATTGGTGGAGTCAATGTCAACAATAACGCAGAAACATAACAGTTTTACATGGACAACCGCCCTGGTGATTCAAATTTGTTCTATTGTTGCTGCCGTCTCTATTTCTTTTGCGCTTGTTCAGGCAGACGTAAAGGAAGTCACAACGAGAGTTGAAAAGATCGAGGCAAAACAGATTGCCTATGGAGACTCTATTACATCCATCTCTATAACGCTGGGACGCGTGGAAGAGCGGGTAATCGCGCTACAAGAAGGCGTGGCGATAATTAGGGAACAATTAGGGGAATAATATGCCATACAAAAAGGGAGATACGCCCGAACAACTCGGCGGCAAAAATATACCGCAAAAGTTCGTCAATCAGTTTATTGAGGTTTTCAACAAGGTTTTGAAAGATACTGGGGAAGAAAACTCGGCCTTTAGGCAGGCGTACAGCGTCATGGCAAAGGCCCTCCATAAGTCGGGGTATCGCAAAAAGAGAGACGGCACATGGATGAAGACCAGCGTTAAAGAGGAACTAGATCAACAGTTCGAGTCCTTCAGGACGCAGCCGCTGGAGCTTTCAGGTGTTGATCGTGAGGTTGCGCTAAGGGACGGGCTAGATGTGCCGGGCATAGCGCTGATTGACAATGAATTATCCCAAATGGGTACTGGGTGGGAGAGATATTATTCCAAAGAGGCCAACAACCAGATTCTTAAACGCTCTTTAGAGTTTATGGAGTTGGGGCACAAGATTACCGTTTATCCCACACATGCCGCCGCCCTGGGGGATTGGTATGGACCAGAAGGCAGCCCAGACGCCAGGGTTACCAACCTGTACCGCGAGGGCGACAAGATTATGTACACCATGCACATTTCCCCGACCAGCGAAGGCAGGGATATGATAACCCGCCTTTTGGATGGGCTGATTGAAGAAACCTCGGTAAGAATTTATGAAGTCAAGTCCGAGGGTCGGATGCTCCCTAAGAACGCCGAGGGTAAAGAAGAATCCATTACGGAGATTCTTGATGGTGTGATTAAGGGGATAGACTTTTGCGACGAAGCGGGCGTAACCGGAGCCGGTGTGTTCCGAAAAGAATCAGTAGAGTTTAAGGAGAACGAGATGGAGTACAGCGACATCACATTGGAGGGGCTGACCGAGAACTGCCCCGACCTGGTGAATGCGCTTGTATCCTCGAAGCTGGGAGCCATTAGTGCGCTCATCGAAGGAGTAAAATCCGAACGTGACGAGGCTAAGGCTGCTCTGGCCGCGGTTGATACGGAACTACCGGCCAAGTACGAGGCTGAACAGGCAAAGGTCACTGAGTTTGAAGCAAAGATTGCAAAAATGAGCCGCGTGATTGAACGAACTCCCATTGCCAAAAAGTTGCTGGATCAAACCAGTGGGCTTTCGGCAGAAGAGTTTGAGTCCAAGTTTGCCGAAATCTTGAATACCGCCGTCGAGTCTATGGTTGCGGAATATCCCTCCAAGGACAGCGCAGACGGCAAGGTTAAGCGCGGTGGACTTGATGTGGGCGACGAGAACTACGAACGGGACGCCACGGCAGAGGAAAAGAAGCTAGAAGACGCCGAGGGCAAGCTGGATGGGCTGTTTGAGAACGCCATCGCAATCGCTTTATAGGAGTAACTACAATGGAAAACTTTCTTCAGCTTGCTGAGGAACAGATTCGCCAGGAGCAACGGTTCACTGAACGGCGCATAAACCGCTGGTCAAAGTATTTTGGCGAGTTTACGGACAAAGAGGGAAATACCCTTCCCGCCATACCGCGAAAAGACCCCAAGTCTGGTCAGGACCTTTGGGCGCTTTGCGCGCATATGTTCGAGAATCAGGTGGCTTTTAACCCCACACTTGAGGCGACTCGTTCTGCGGCGGTTTCGATCCCGAATGATTGGTCATTGCCGATTATCCGACAGATTTTCCCCTATACCATTCTGTCCAAGATTGCATTGGTTCAGCCAATGGCAAGGGAGTCTGGTGGTACTGCCAATGTGTTCTACTGGAAGTTCCTGAGAACCGATGATTCCTCTTATCTAACCGACAGCGATGGGTATTCGGATTATTCAACCGTAGCCTCGGAGACAACTGTTCCCCGTCAGCTCGAAGCGGAAATGACATCGACTACCATTACGGCTGAGCGCAAGATTTTGTCCGCCGTATACTCTCAGACTGTTGCAGAAGACCTTAGCAACGTTATGGGCCTTAACATGCAGACAGAAATGTATCGCGCCATGCAGCGGGCAATGGTTGACGAGTATGAGCAAACCGGTCTTTTAACAATTTACAACGGGGCAACTGCCGGTACGGTTTCATGGGACGCCACGGTTCCCTCTGGGCTCCGTCCTGACGAGCACTATCAGAGTCTCTATCATGCCCTCATTGACGCAGAGCGCTATATCCGTCGAACCTACTATCGCGCCTGCAACTATGTTGTTGGCGGGCTAAAGTTCGTGGACTATCTGCGCAAGAGCAACCACTTTAACACGGCCCCTGACCTGAAAGACCCGTCACTGCGCGTAAGCTCTGGCGTAACCTATGAGGGCAACTTCATGGGACACTGGGATGTTTACTCAACGCCATTTATGAACGATTTGGCGGCTTTCACGAGTTTCTATCCCACCGACACAACGCATGGTGGTGCGGTATGGGCTCCGTACATCCCGATGATGCAGATGCCTCCTTTGTATGCAGAGGCGCAAACTCGTGATGACGGCGGTGAATATCGGAACACTGACCACTGGACGCAGCACATCCGTACTCGACAGGCGTTTAGCCTGCTTTGCCCGGATATGTTCGCCAAGATTACAATTACTGAATAACCATTCAGCGGGGGCGGTGAATGAGGATACGTAACAAAACGGGAGTCCCACAGGGACTTGATGGATACACCTTGACTCCGGGGCGCTGGTACCATGCCCCGGAGCAGATTCCGCTCAGCGTTGTCACAAGGGCGTGGCAAATAGACGCTATCGAGTGGGAGTTTGACGAAGAGAAGTTTGAAGACGGTATTCTCTGGACGGGATTGTTTTCTCATGGTAGCGGGTATGGCACGGCAAATGAGAACCTTATGCTGGCTATGCAGCGCAGCGGGGCAAACCTGGACGTACAACCCCTATTCCCGGTCAAGGATAACCACATCCGCTTTGGCGGGGAAATGAAATACCACAAAGTCGGGTGCTGTTTTGCTGTGCCCGACTTTTTTGACAGGCTGATTACACCTGTAAGGGTTGGATTTACCATGTGCGAATCTACAGACCCTTTAGGGAAAAGGCCAGAGTGGAGACACCTTTGCGACGCCGCCGATAGAATTGTAGTGCCAAGCCAGTTTTGCAAAGATGTGTTTAGCAAGTTCTACAAGCGGCAAATAGATGTTGTTGGGCTACCGCTACACGACGACTTTTTCCATCCAAGACTAAGAGAAACAAAAGAGACCTTTACCTTTGTAACCTACGGGGTGCTGGCCGCAAGGAAGAGCCCCCTTGAAACCATAGACCTATTCAAAAAGACATTCCCGTCCAGAGAGTACCCTGATGTGCGGCTGGAAATAAAAACCCGAATTGGGTTGTTGGGAATGGCCGAGAATCAAATCATGTCTACCGGAGATTATCGAATCAAGATAATTAACGAGGACTGGACGAGACAGCGACTTATCGACTGGCTCTACAAAGCAGATTGTATGCTATTCTTAACAAAGGGCGAGGGCTACGGAATGCCCCCCAGAGAAGCACTATGCATGGGAACGCCCGTCATTGCCACAGAAACATCTGGACTAAAAGACCTTGCAAAATATGTCTATCCGGTTCCTGTGCTGAAAAGAGAACCCGCTTTAATTGGCGGAGAGTGGGATGTACCTGACTGGGACAAGGCGGGCGACTGGATGATGAGCGCCTACCTTAACAGGGAAAACGCCTATGAATATGCCTTCAATTGTGCCAATGACTACATTAGGGACTATGCGCCACCTAAACTGGCCGAACAGCTTATAGAAATTCTTGAAGAAAGCGAACCAAGCAGCAGAACCAAGCGCCGACCGCAGGAACAGGCCAATCTGTGCACCATTCTAAAGCACAAGCCGCTTTATGATTTAGTTGAAGGAAAAGTGGTCTGGGATGTTGGCGTTGGAGACGGAGTGGCCTATGTGGCCCTGTCGAAAATGGGCAAAGACGTTTACGGCATCGTCAATCCGGGAGATAAAGCCAGAGTAGAAGAATTACTGCGCAAGCGCGGCGTAGAGCCGAGAATCAAAGAGTATTCTCTGGTAAACATTGACAAGGATTTGTGGCCCAAGCCAGATACTATAATCAGTCAGGGATTCTTCCAGAACATCTCTCCCAGAGAAGCCAACATGATACTCTCTGCCTGTTATAGAATCTGCAACAATGTCGTCTTTAGCGTACCAACGGTCTACTATCCCGGCTACTTCAAAGAGGGCGCAAAATTCATGCGGCGTCCGGCGTGGGAAGACTATCTTAGCTCCGTAGCGGTAGAGTGCAGATACTACGGCAAAAACGACAGGTACATGCGCGGCAAGGTTGTGGGCAAAAGCGCTGGCAACCGCCCGCAAGGACGACGTAACGGGGATACGTGGAGGCCGGTAGACAACACCGGGAGATAATATGCTGGTAGCGAACATCAAGATAAGCGCACAGGACTACTTTCCCGAAACACTTGACGCGACCAAGATAGACAGGTTTATTGCCGCCGCTGTTAGGGAGTATAGCCGCTGGAATCCGCTTATTAACAGCACCACAATAACCACGGTTGATGACCAGCAGTCTTATACAGTACCCAGTGCAATCGAC